AAGGTAATGCAGAAACTTCTACACTTTCTGAAACAGTAGAAACAGGTTCAAGTTCAACTAACTCTACACATTACTTGCCATTTGTTACTACTAACCATGCTACGAGATCAGCATCTACTTTATACACCGACAGTGGCATTCAATATAACCCAAGCACAGAAAAAATGACACTTGGTGGTGTATTAGATGTAACAGACACTACTGCGGCAACTAGTAACAACGGTGACAATGGTGCGTTACGTGTTGAAGGTGGTGCAAGTATTGCAGGCACTGTATACGCAGGTGCATTTAACGGTCCGTTAACTGGTAATGTAACTGGTACTGTTAGCAGTTTAAGTAATCAAACTACAGACGAATTAACAGAAGGTATTACTAACAAGTACTTTACTAATACACTTGCAAGAGGAGCGTTTAGTGAAGGTACTGGTATTAGTATTAGTGCAAGCGGCGAAATTAGTGCAAGTTTAGGAAGTGTACAAGCAGGTAGTGCTCAACAGGTTACTGTTACAGAAAAACGCACAGACGGTGCATTCTTCTATCCAACATTTACTACACAAAACACCGGAACTAAAGACTTGTTCATGGACGACACTGCTTCCGGCGGTTTACGTTATGTTCCTTCTAGTTCAACGTTGTATGCTAATATCTTTAGTGGTACTGCTACTCAAGCCGAATACGCTGACTTGGCAGAAAAATATACTGCTGATGTTGTATACGAGCCAGGAACTGTTGTAGTATTTGGTGGTGACGAAGAACTAACATTAACCGATATCAAAGGCGATCGTAAGGTTGCAGGTGTTATATCAACTAATCCAGGATTTATAATGAATAAAGGATTAGAAGGTGAAACAGCAGTTGAACTTGCATTAACAGGTCGTGTACCTTGTAAGGTAATTGGCAAAGTTGCTAAAGGCGATATGCTTGTTACAAGTGCAATTCCAGGTTATGCTATTGTTGATAACGATCCTAAACTAGGTACTGTTATTGGTAAAGCAGTTGGCACTAAAGACGACGATGGCAGAGGTGTTGTTGAAGTTGTTGTAGGACGTTTATAATAAATATAGTAAAGCGGAGACAAACATGGCATTACAAACAATAAACCTTGGATCAGTAGCAAACGACGGTACTGGTGACGATTTAAGAGAAGCATTTGATAAAGTTGTTTTTAACTTTGCCGAACTAGATGCTAGAACACCAGAAGCAACTACTGTTCTAAATCTTGGCACTGGCGAAGGTTTATATGCTAGTAAAAGTGATGCTGAACTACAATTTAAATCCTTAGTAGGCGGTAACAATGTTACACTAACATCAGATGCAAATGAATTAACTATTGATGTTAATGCAGGTGTAACACAATTTGTTGTTGCTGGCGATACAGGAAGTTTAACTGTAACTGAAAATACTACATTTACTATACAGGGCGGAACATCAATTACTACCACTAGAGATGGTAACAATATTAGAATCGATTCTAGTGCGCTAACAAGTTTACAAGATGATCCTGCTCCTAGACTAAGTGCCGGGTTAAATGCCGACGGGTTTAACTTAGGTAATGTTGGTTTAATCAATGCTACAACTGTTACAGCAAACTTCAACGGTAACTTAACGGGTTTAGTACACGGTATTGACATAAGAGACTTAAATTATCACAGAGATCCAAATAACTGGAATTTTGGTGGCATTTCACCTACTTCTGTAACCAACTTATGGGACTTTATGTGGGCAACTACAGCAGTTGACTTTGGATCTAGAATAACTGGTAACAATGTAAACGTAAGTCTTGATTTTGGCAATATTAACATCTAAATATTCGATAAATATTGCTATATAAAGGAATTCCTGTATGGCATTGTGGACAGCAAAAAATAACACATTACTTCGTAGTATCGAAGAGGGCAAAACACTTCGAGCAGCAAAAGAAGGAGAAACTCGTATAGCCGAGTTACTTCCTATTGAGTTAGCAGTAGATCCAGATGCAAATTTAGAGGTTATTAGTGGAAAACTGCCTCCAGGTTTGCAAATTAAAGAAAAAACAATACAGGGAACTCCGTTAGAAGTACCTCGTGAAACAGAATTTAAATTTGTTATACGTGCTACTAAAGATACAGAATTTGACGACAGAACATTTAGTATAGATGTTTCAGGTGCAGATGTTCCAATATGGGAAACTAGTGCAGGTATGTTGCCTGTAGGAAGTAACGATACATTTTATATACTAGATAACAGTCCAATTAATTTTCAATTAATTGCTAACGATAGCGACATCGAAGCAGGACAAACACTCGAATATTTTATTGCAAGCGGCGACGGAGAACTACCCCCAGGAATAGAATTAACTACAGACGGTAGAATTGTAGGCATAGTAGACCCAGTACTTGCAATCGATGTACTAGCTAATAACGGATACTATGATAGTAATCCGTACGGAACATTCCCTTTTGATTTTGGTGTAAGAAGTGCTAACGGTTATGACAGTTTTTATTATGATACAGAATTTTATGACAAGAGCATTGCTACTAAATCACCGAAGAAACTAAACAGAAACTATCAGTTCCGTGTAAGCGTAAGTGATGGCGACACAATTGAAAAACGTTTGTTTAGAATATTTGTTGTAGGTGATGACTTCTTACGTGCAGATAACACAATTATGCAAGCAGGTAACACACTGTTTGGTGCAGATGCTTCACATGTTAGAACACCAGTTTGGCTAACACCAGCAGACTTAGGATATCGCAGAGCTAATAATTTCTTAACACTTTACTTAGATGTTATTGACAGTAGTTCAATTGTAGGCTTTGTAAACTATTCATTACAAGATTTTAATGACGATGGATCACCAAGTGTTATTCCTCCAGGAACTGAACTAGATACAGGCAGTGGAGAAATTGCTGGAATTGTTCCTTATCAGCCAAGTGTAACTAGAGAATATAAATTTACAGTAAGAGCAACACGTTACACTGACATCCCTAATAATTCTAAACAATTAAGTTTTACAACTTACGAAGAAACATTCCCTCAAGATAGAACTCCTGCTAAAAAACTAATTGCAAACAGACAGTATCAAATTTTAACTACTGAAAATACAGACTTTACCGAAGTTGGTGCTGCTAACAATGACATTGGAACAAACTTCGTTGCTGCTGGTCCAGCAAGTGGAGTTGGAACAGCAAAACAACTTAATACATATATTTTGCGAATTAAGAAAAATAATGATTTAAAATCATTATTAAATGAAACATTTAATATTAAAGGTACAATTTTTGAAATAACAGCAATTAATAATGCTAATCCGTTATATGATGTAATTACTTTATCTAAGCCATTAGATGCCTATCTAAAAGCAGACGTAACATTTACTAAAACTATAGTTGATAATGCTAGAGAAGATACTAATTCTGCGTTTAAAGATAAAACATTTACAATTAAACTACTCGGCGAAGTCGATTCAAGGATCACTTGGAACTCTTTAGCAACATTGGGAACTATTAACGCAAATTTAACTAGTACATTCCATATAGATGCAAGCACTAGCGTAACTAATGCTATTGTTAGATACACAAAACTTGATGGAAGATTGCCTCCAGGATTAGAACTTGCATTAGACGGTGAAATATTTGGTAAGGTACAACAGTTTGGTGAAAACTATTATCGTAGTTTTTGGAAAACAGGACGTGATTATGTTGCTAATGATATTGTCAAGGTAGGAACACAAAAATATAAATGCTTAATTGCACACACTGCCTCTACAGACTTTATTACTGATAGTGCTAAATGGGAATTATATGAAGGATTTTCAGTTTCAGGTTTAACTACATTCGACAATAACGATTTAATTTTAGACGGCAACGAAACTACTATTGATAGATCCTACATATTTACTGCTCAGGCAGAAGATCAGTTTGGGTTCAGCGCAACTACTAAAAAGTTTACTATTAATGTTAGAGATCCAAATGATTTAACTTTTAGTAATTTAATTGTTAAGCCGTTTTTAAGATCAGATCAAAAATTCTTATATAATAGTTTTATTAGTGACCCTGTTATATTTAATCCTTCGTACATTTATCGTCCAAACGACACAGAATTTGGCTTGCAAAAAGAACCAAAGATGTTAGTGTATGCTGGAATAGAAAATGTCGAAATGAAAAAATTTGTTGCGGCAGCAGCAAAAAATCATAAAAAGAAACAATTTAAATTTGGTGATGTTAAAACGGCAGTAGCATACGAACCAGGAACTAAGAATCCTGTTTATGAAGTTGTTTATGTAGAAGTAATCGATCCGTTAGAACCACAAATAGGAAAAACTAGACAAAGTATTAATGTTAAAACTAAGAATGATAGATTAATTAACAACATTCAATACGAAGAAAATGACAATACATCAGGATCATCAAATCAAGAACCATACAGATTTAGACCTATCACAAATACTTTAACAATTGATCGTGATGCAATAAGTATTGATGAAGATAAACAAACTAAAAAGTATATCAGTAATATAACTAATATGCGAGATAGAATACAAGACATTGGTGTTACAGACGGTAATTTCTTACCACTGTGGATGAGAACTCCACAAGAAAATAATATTGAAGCATTAGGATATACACCTGCTGTAGTCCTTTCATATTGTAAACCTGGAACAGCAAACGACATTCTATTAAACATAAAAAATAGTGATTTTGACTTTAGTAAAATTAATTTCACTATAGATAGATACATAATTGACAGTACTAAAGGTAATAGTAATGAGCAGTATATACTATTCGCAAATTATGATTTTAATATTTGATTAAGATAAATACTGCACTAGGAGAAGAATAATATGTCAGAAGTACCAGAAAACAATCCAATTAGCACAACAGATCTAGATACAGAATTCCCTGTACCAGGTCAGGATAACGACTCACAAGGGTTTCGTGATAATTTTAATGTCATCAATGAAAATTTTACTGCTTCTAAGGCAAGATT